CAAACCTTGCTACGCCGGGCGCTCCCTGGTAGCACGAAAGACTGGGCGCGGGTAGCCGGTGACTTAGGCTTGAATGGCGTTGTTGCTAGTGCCATTGACTGGTACGTCAGGAACTATCCACAAGCAACTCCAAGACTCTACCGACCGATAGACAGCCAGCAGGCAGAGCCGGTAGAAGACCACCCAGTCATTCAGTTGATGGCGCAACCGGATCCGATGATTATGGGTAGCCTTTTCTGGGGCTGGGTCATTCAAGATTTCAAACTATTCGGGAACACCTACCTCCGCAAGATTCGCTCTTCCACCCGTGGCACCGTGACCGCCTTACAGTTTCTACCGCAGGACATGGTTCGACCAGTTGGCAATGGCGTAAACCCTTTGACGCACTACGTCTACACCACGGACGGCCGCTCTTTTGACATCCCTGTAAGTGACATCATTCATATCCGGTACGGTAGAGACCCTAGCGATATCCGCATTGGTAGAGCGCCGCTTACCGCTGTACTGCGGGAGATTGCAACCGACAACACCGCCAGTACAACCGCATACGGACTGCTTGCAAACGGTGCTATGCCATCGCTAATCGTCGGGCCTGATGCCAAAGAGACCAGCGTTGACATGAGCATGGACGATGCTCGGCAGGTAAAAAGGCAACTGCATGAAGACCTTACCGGGGACGGTAGCGGCGGCATCGTGGTTATGACCGGTGCCTACAAGATGGATCGGGTATCCCTTACGCCTTCCGAGCTTGCGCTAGACTCCGTAAGGCGTGTACCGGAGGAGCGTATTTGTTCAGCGCTTGGTATCAACCCGATGGTACTAGGGCTTGGTTCAGGGCTAGAGCGCTCTACCTATAGCAATTATGAGAGAGCGCAACAGGCCGCATGGGAAGACGGAATGGTGCCGTTGCTCCGTACATTGGCGGATGCCATTACCGCTGACCTGCTGCCAGAATACCCTGAGACACAGCAGGGTGACTTTGTGATGTACGACCTTGAAACCGTGCGGGCTTTGGCTGATGACCTTGCCGCTGAAGCCGACCGCGCGGAAAAACTGTACAAGTCTGGAATCATTGATCGTGCGGAAGCCAAGCGTATAGCAGGCCTTGAAGCCGTGCCTGAAGATGAAGGGCAGCTACACCCAACGGCTATCCCGGTACAAAGCACCGGCGGCTTTGATGGTGCCGCAGTGCGATCGTATGAGATGAAGTTCCGCCCAACTGAAGCAATGCGGACAGCGGCGCAAAGGGCGCTCGATTGGAAGGCTGAAGGATTCGACGGCGGCACACGGGTAGGCCTTGCACGGGCTAACCAAATCGTGAATGGGGAGAAGTTATCCGAAGACACGATACTGCGGATGTACTCTTTCTTCAGCCGCCATGAAGTAGACAAACAAGCCGAAGGTTTCAACGCTGGTGAGGAAGGTTTCCCCAGTCCGGGGCGTGTAGCCTGGGACTTGTGGGGAGGCGATGCCGGGTTCCGCTGGTCAACCGCAAAGCGGGACGCTATGCAGCCAGACGGTAAGAGCCTTGACGGTGACCACGTATGCACTCCGGGGGTAGTGTACAAGTCTCACCCTTTTTACGGGTACGAGCTGGAGAACAGCTTAAGCGAGTAGACAGCGGAACAGCACGAATCTATGCCGCTGGCCAGAAGTACCGGAATGAACTACTGGAGCGTGAAGGCGTAGCCATAAGCCGTATGCAACGTGCATACAAGGCGGCAACCAAGGCCAGCATCGATGAGCTTGAAGCGTTAGAAGGACGTATCCAAGAGCGCATGGATAACGGGGAAGACCCTAGCGAAACCATACTCTGGATGCGTCAGCGGATCATAGATAACATTGAGCAGCTCGGAAAGAACCTCAAGAAGTTCTCGGTAGAAGGGGCAGTGATTACAGCCGATGGGCAACTTGAAGCCGCTATCCTTGCTAATGAAGCAACGCCGAGCCTTGTGGAAGCGGCAGCGGGTAAAAAGCCCGTCGGGGTTACCCTTGGTACTAGCTGGACAAGTCTACCTGACGAAGCCCTGCAGGCCTTTGTCGGGTTTGCAGGCGATGGTTCGCCTCTGGCTGTCCTATTCGATGCCATCCCCCAAGTAACCACCGACGCTATGCAGATGGCTTTGGTGCAAGGCATCAGCCTTGGTGAAGGCCCGCGCACGGTAGCACGGCGGGTACGCAAGGCGGCTGACATCGGTAGGCAAAGAGCGGAGACGATAGCCCGTACCGAGATGATACGAAGCGCCAGGGAAGCCCAGCGGCAACTATACACTGAGAATGGTTCGGTTACCGGATACCGGCGGCAGGCCACGCAAGACGCGCGGGTATGCCTTGCTTGCTTGGCTCTCTCCGGCACTCTTCAGGCTACAGATACCATCATGCCTTCACATCCGAACTGCCGGTGCGTGATGATACCGGAAACGCTTTCATGGGCAGAGATAACCGGCGATAGTAGCATCCCTGATACCCGGCCAGAGGTAGCCACGGCTGATCGGATTCTTGCTGGATTGTCAGAGTCTGAAAAGTTAGCCATCATGGGGCCTGCAAGATATCAAATGTATCTAGATGGCAAACCGCTTGCTTATTTCGTAGCCGTGCAGGATAACCAAGACTGGGGGCCTACAACCCGTGTACTGCCCTTACGGAGCCTTGTGTAGGTATGTGGGATAGTGGGTGTATGGACTTGCTGACATCTACCGTGGACGGTATCAAGAGCGACAGGCTGGGCTACGTCAAGGGCTACCTTGTGCGCTTTGGTGATACCAAGACCGCCGACCTTGAAGGCGATTACTTCACCGCTGCAACCGACTACGGTTTCCCGGTTGCCAAGGGGCAGCGAGTCCCACTAAACGTCTACTATCACCACGGCATGGATGCACAGGTAGGCAAGAAGAGCATCGGTACAGGCTACATCAAGATGGACGATGTCGGGCTATGGTACGAAGCTCAACTAGACATGGCCGATGAATACGGCTCGATGATCGCGAAGCTCTGCAAGCAAGGCAAGATGGGGTTTTCATCCGGTGCCGCTGGTCATCTGGTAGAGCGCAAGAGCATGGGCGGTGCCGCTGAGATAACCCGCTGGCCTATCGCAGAGGCATCGATTACGCCTACACCTGCCGAGTATCGTAACAGCGTCAAAACCTTGAAGGAGTACTACGGCATGGAGCCTATGATGGATATGGAAGAAGAGATGGTAATGGCTCCAATGCCGGAACAGTCCCCGGAAGAGTACGCTATGTCGGTCTTTGATGAGTCTGAGGGTGACCTTATCCACGAGGGGCTTGAAGCCTACTACGATGCGCTCTGCGGTGCTATCGAAGCCGTATCCGATCAGAGCATGGCGGATGCCATCATTGATGAATTTGCTAGACGTGCTAAGGGCTTGTATGCCATGCACGGAATTAAGAGCGTACAGCCTGCATCATTGCGGTCTGTCGAACGTCGGCTGCGGGATGCAGTCGGACTTAGCCGGTCAGCTGCAAAGCGACTTGCTCCTGAGTGTTGGGAATCTCTGCGGGATGCAGACCAGCCAGAAGCAAACCCGGTCATCGTAGTAGAGGCGAAAGCCCATGACAATGACGAACGCCAGGACTTACTGGCTCGTCTGGAGTTGTTACAACAACTATGAATTTAACACAATTGCAGAATCAAAAAGATTCTGTGCTTGCTACCGCGCGGGAGCTTGCTTCCGGTAACGGTGACCTTGCACAGGTCAAGTCCCTGATGGCTGAAGCCAAGGGCATCGAAGAGCGCATCGAGACAATCAAAGCACTCGGACAAGGCCACCCTGTGGCAACCGAAGTGCAAGTAGACCAGCCTTGGAAGTCGGGCGGCGTTGGACGCAATCCACTTTCCGGCACTCGTGATGAGGCTAACTACAAGGCTTACGCTTGGGGTCAATGGGGCCGCTCTATCATGGGCAACCGCAAGGCCGCTGAGTGGGTCAAGAACAACCTGAAATCACAGAGCGAAGGCACGAACAGTGCTGGTGGTTTCACCGTACCGGATCCGTTGTCCTCTGAGCTTATCTACCTCCGTGAGCAGTTCGGAATTGCTCGCCAGAACTGCCGCATCTATCCGATGTCGAGCGATGTTCTCAATGTCCCTAACGCAACCGCGAGCACAACGGTCTACTACCCGGGTGAGAATACCGCTATCACCGCTTCCGACTTGACCTTTGCACAGGTGAACTTGGTTGCCAAGAAGCCATCGATTCTTACTCAGGTTTCTAAAGAGTTGGCCGAAGATAGCATCATTGACTTTGGTGCAACCCTTGCCCGTGACATGGCGTACTCCTTGGCTAAGGAAGAAGACCGTGTTGTTTTCAACAACGCAGTCGACTCCACATCCGGTCTTGATGGCATCCTGTATGCCGTCTACAACCTCAACGCAACCAAGGCTAACATCGCGTCCTTGCAGGTCTTCACGACCGGTCAGACAATCACGTACAGCCCGACACTTGCTAACTTGAAGGGTATGGTTGCCAAGCTCCCAACGTATGCACCTAACGCGAAATGGTTCATGCATAAAGAGATTTGGTACAACGCGATTGCACCACTGCTTGATGCTTTGGGCGGTAACTCCATTATGGATATCCAAGGCGCATACGGCCCTAACCCTATGCTCTACGGCTACCCGGTAATCTTTGTCCAGAATATGGCTAAAACCCTCGCGGCAACCACGCCATACATCCTTTTGGGTGACCTGAGCGTTGGTACTGCTTTCGGTGACCGCCGTACTGTTACGATTGAGGTTTCGGATCAGCGCTACTTTGTCGAAGACGCTTTGGCGTTCAAGGCAACCGAGCGTTTCGCTTTCTCCGCTTTCGATGTTGGTAACGTCAATGCCACGGCATCCAGCCGTGTCCCTGGAAGCCTTATCGTTGGAGCATCCGCAGCTACATAAGCCTAGCGGGTTCTATCTCAAGCCCTCGGCAGACGTGCCGGGGGCTTTTCCTTTGTGTGGGATACTGAAACCATGATGACACGAGCCGAAGCGATAGCGCAGGTATCCCTTTTTGTAGATGCCCAAAGTTATCCGCAGATGTCCACCACCGACATAGGGAGCATCCTAGATTCTTTCTCACGGTTCACCACTTGGACGGCTAGCACCACCTATGCTGTCGGTGACCGTGTAGTGCCTACAACGCCCAACGGCAGGGTGTATGAGTGCCGGGTCGCTGGTACATCAGGCACGACACAACCTGATTACCCTGTCTATTCTCCGTACCAAGTCAAGGGCTACACGCTGGAAGATGGCACCGGTGACCCTACCCTGATGTGGGTAGACCAAGGGCCGATCAACGTGGAGCGCTACGATGTCAGGACAGCAACCCGCCAAGCGTGGATGATAAAGGCTAGTCGTTGCGCAAGCGACATCGATGCTAAGGAAGGCACAAGCGATGTGAAGCTTAGCCAACTCAAAGCACACTGCCTAAGCATGGCCGAGCGATATCGCCCGTTGGTGTTCGCATGAGTCCGATACTCCGCGCCACGTTGAGCGCTGGCATGGTACGCAACCTTTGCCAAGACCGGGTAGAGATTCACCGCTTCACCTTGACCGAAGACGGCAGGGGCGGTGCCACTGAGACGTGGCGCAAGGTTGCCGAGTACAACGCCAGGCTAACCAACCAATCAGACACAGAGAGCATTGTAGGCGGTGGCATACAGTCATCTGCACAGTGGACGCTGATTGTCGCTGTCGGTGCTGATGTTATGCCGCAGGATAGGGTTTACCGCGTAGGCGATGATGCCAAGTATTACGATGTGATCGGGTCAGACTTTGGGCAGACTGAATTATTGGTACAGCACGTAGGGCTGGTGGAGCGTACATCATGACGGCAGAGGCGTGGGTTCCTATCGGCATACAAGCCTTTATAACCGTTACCAGCATTGGTGCCGCATGGGTGGCTATACAGGTCAGGTTGACGCGCCTAGAGACTCAGGTGGCACACATTATAAACACCTTAGACGGGCAACAGCAGGAAGTACGCCGCATAGAACAGCGACTCGGTAAACTCGAGAACAAGGTTTCAGCCATGGAGGCGATCATACAAAGATGAATAGCATTTCAATCAAACGTTTAGTGGTCGTTGTGATCGTGGCTTTCGTAGCTGCTTTCACCTCGGTCTTTGGCGATGGAGTCAGGACAAGCGAAGCACACGACCTTGCCGAGCTTGGCGCAGTGCTGGCACTCTACGGCTCTAAGGCGATAGCGGCGGGTGTCTCCGCTGCGGTGTCTTCTGTGCTGGCCTTCTTGACGATGCCGTTTAGTGGTGTGCAAGCGAACGCCTTGAAGGTGGGCAAATGACACAAACAAAAACGCTTAACGCTGTCAACATCGGCAATGATGGCGGTGTGATGTGCGTGTTCTCCGATACCGGCGTTTATTATGCATCTGTCGAACAGTTACAGAATGCGGTGACAGAAGCCGCATCAGGGTCTGATACTCAACTCCAGATGTTGCTTTTGATGCTGTGGATGCAGGATAACATTATTGGTCGCACAGCGGTACTTGACACCGACAACCCGCAGAATGTGGTGACTACCTATGCCTAGTTATGAGGGGCCAGCATTCTCAGTAAAACAGAATGTACTAACAGTCAACTCTGGGCAATTTTGGGCGTTAGGTCATTATGTATTTAATACTTTTAAAGCCACTGGAAATCATACGATAACGGCTATTCGCGCCCCGGGTTATCGCACATCTGGAGCCACTGGCACTATTCGTGTCGGCATACAATCTGTTACTAGTGGTTCTATGGGTAGTGTGCCAGATGGTACATATTTAGCCTACGAAGATGTAGCAGTCACAACCTATACGACCTCAATGGCATCTAAGTGGATTACATTAACAATTCCTTATACGCTTACACAAAATACTTTTTATGCAATTGTCGTGACCGCACAAAGTGGGACATTTAACTCTAGTACACAGATTTTCTTTGCTGCATATAACACAAGTTCTTATGCCGCAGGAGGTGCATTTTTCCCAACCACGGGGAGACAGGCAGCATCAAACTTCATTGGAATAGGTGATTACTTTTTAGGTTATAGAACAGCATCACAAGGGTATTACGGTGTTGTTATGCCGCTATCGGATGACACTGGTACAAACATTGAGATGGGTGCGCGATTTGTTGTTCCATCTGGTCAGTACTCATCTATTGAATGCTTAGGCATCCGCAATAAAGCCAATGCTCTAGCGCAACAAACAGTACGTCTCTATGATGCATCAAATAATGTAATCGCGTCAGCGACTCCTAAGTTTGACAACGTAACTGGACGCGCGATTTACGACACATACTGGGATACAGCGGTAAACCTGACAGCAGGACAAACCTATTACTGGGGGACTGTATGCCCTACCACGACTCAATTTTCTAGTCAAATATCAGTTGATGCCGTCACTGACTGGTTAGCAGATACAAATTGGCAATTTGCAAAAGCACGTAGGACAACACCTGTGACTGGGGCGTGGACAATCACGACTACTGAGAACTACGAGCATCAGTTGATTCTAGGCAACATCAATCCACAAGGTGGCGTGATGACGCATCCGGGCATGACAGGGGGCATTCGTGGCTAAGTTATTCGTACAGGCGCAAGCCACATCCAACCGCTCCGAGTATGTCTTTGTGCAGGATAGCGGCAGTACAACAGGCGGCGGTAAGACCGGTATTGCATTCAACGCTGCGAGCTTCACTGCTTATTTTGTTCGACCACTTGGAAGCGCAACAGCAATCACACTGGCAACGCAGACGGTCACGGGTGCGTGGTCATCTGGTGGATGGGTTGAGGTGGACGCAACCAACTTGCCAGGCATCTATCGGTTTGACATCCCTAATGCTGTATTTGCAACAGGTGTAGACCACGCTATCGTGATGCTCAAGGGTGCATCTGGCATGGCTCCTGTATCGCTTGAATATCAGCTCGTAGGATTTGATCCTGCTACGTCTTGGCTTACAACGGTTCAAACAACTGCTGCTGTATGGAACGGTGTAAGAGCATCGTACACAACAGCCGGTACATTCGGGCAGTACGTGAACGCGGAACTGGTGACCCCTACAAATGCCGCACTGGTTCGCATGGGGCCTTTCGAGGTCAAGGCTGATGGCCTTGGGGCATCTGATCCGCTTGACATCCAGAAGGGCGCACAGCACGGAATCGACATCCAGTGTGTAGACAACAACGGCGCCGGAATCGATATCACGAGCGCAACCGTAACGGCTAAGGTCTATAACTCAGGTGCTACCTTGGTTGACACGTACTCCTGTACGGCAACCTATGCAGCTGATGGCAGGGCGCAGTTTACGATTGACACCACCGTAACGAACACGCCAGGGACTTACACGGCTACTATCACACGAACCACCGGGGCATCTGATACGCAGGTCTTTGGGCCACTCCGAATCTATGTGAGGGATATATAATGAATCTACAAAACTACCGCATTGAAAAGGAACCAGCACCGTCCACCGATTGGCGAGTCTTTGGTGACATCTACGACAATGAAGGCAATCTTATCGGCACATTCGGTGTTGATGGAACCGGCGTTAATCAGTGGTGGGTCACTCAGGATGAACAGTTTCAGTCGCAGATTGTCGAGCAGTTTAGTCTTGTGATGGCACAGCAAATCGTGTCTGGGGTGGCTGAATAATGGCAACCTATTATGTGTCTACAACCACAGGCAATAATGCTAACGCTGGCACAAGCGCGGCTACGCCTTGGGCTACACTGGCATTTGCTCTCGGTGCGGCATCCGGCACTAACCCCGGATTAGTTGGTGGCGATATCGTTTACGTTGCTCCCGGTTCATACAACGAATCCGTTACCGTTGGTATGACATCGGCAAGCAGTGAAGTTCAGATTCTTGGTGACCCACTAAACTTACAGGCGTTTCCAACTGTAACGCCCGGAAATGTGTATTGGTACAACTCTGGAGCTTGTTTGACTGCGACAAGTAAAAACAACCTGACATTTAAGAACATATATTTTGAACGTCAAAACGTTTCATTGGTCGGACTTTCGCTCACAACTTGTTATGGTTGGACTTTCCAACTGTGTGTATTTGGTTCATCTGTCAGCCTTACAGTGGCACAATCAACAGCCTTGAATCTGACTGTTGACAGATGTATCTGGCCACATACTTATTCATCAAACAGGGCTATTGCTATCACTGGTGCATCAGGAGCAAACTACGACATTTCAACTGTCATAAAAGATTGTTTAGCCGCTGGTCAACAGGGACTGTTACAGATGGATGGAAACATTGGAGGAGTTACAGTTACAAACTGCAGTATCCTTACGTACGACCAAGCCATCCGTAATACATCTGCAAATACCACTCACAAACTTACAGTGAAAAACTGTTTGATTGTTTCTACAACTGCTATTTATGCTGGTACATCTGGAACCACTGTAGGTGATTTCAACCACCGTATACAGGGCGGCGTTACTAACGTTGCTGAGACGAATACCATCACAACTATCCAACTCGGATTTGATGCTGGATACGCTCGACTTACGGGTGTTGGTCTAAACGACTTCTATGGCTCTTACCTGACATCGCCAAACCTTGGCACTGGTACGGCTACAGGCGCACCTACAAACGACCTCTATGGTGTTACGTGGTTGGCAAACCCAGACATCGGAGCAGTGCAGCGGTCTGCATCGCTAAACTTTCAACCGCAGTTCAATCCGGGCGAGCGCAATGCATCCACGATCAGAATCGCCCCCGGCAGTACATCACAAAGCATCGAGCTATACTTAGGTGTTACAGGCCTTACAGCCTCTACCGCCGGTCTATCAGCCCGGTACAACCGTACCCGTACAGCAAGCGTAAACATACCGCTGGTAGCACGTACGATAGGACAGGCGTGGATTTCTGGTGGCTTTGCTGAAGTAGATTCAGTTTATATGCCGGGTGTCTACAGGCTTGACCTCCCTGATGCCGCACTAGCGGCAGCGGCAGATGACGTTACAGTTGTAGTCAGAGGAGCCAGCGGTACTAACGGTGCAGTCATGACCGTTACACTTTCAACTGGTGATAATACCGGGGCGGGTGATGTCAGCGGAAACATCTTGGAAATCACTGAAGACCCGCAAGAGGTTACAAACATATCTGCTTGGACTGGAGACTGGCATACATACGTGATGCGCTTGGTGGATGACAATGGGACTCCATACGACACAACAAACGATACTTTGTCAGTGACTTATACCAATGTGGCTACAGGGTCTGCATACAGTTTTAATAGCGGTAGTGCAACGATAACCAAGCAGCTCAATGGGCAGGGGATAATCAGTCTATTGAATCCGGCTGCATATCCAACAGCCGCTGTTATACGCATAACCATTGGCGCTGCCATTGGATCCACGGTACGGCGCTTTGGGCCTTTAGAGATTGAGGTGCTGGCACCGTGATAAAGATGTCAGTAAGCCTAAAGAAAGTACGGCTTGATTCTTATCAGAAGAATCTACGCCAACTTTCTGTTGCTGTAGGTAATGCTGCTGCTGGCATCGAAGGAAATGCTAAAGATAGCATTATGATGTCATCTGGGCAATACAAAAAGTATC